GCTTCAAACTTACTCTTTTCGACCTCAGCTTTAATTTTCTGAAACGAAAACTCTGAAACATATAGCTGATAACTTGATGACACTCGCCTCGAAAACTCGTCAAACCTCGACATAATAAGACCGATTGAAAACCTGTCAGCCTCAGCCTCCTTTTTCATTTCCAAAAGAATAGATTTAACTATAGTTTTCTTTTGCTCTACGTGCGCATCAGTATTAATAAAATCTTTAGCGAAAGCTGCAACTCCTTTAAGCTCCACCAAATCTTCCGACGAATAATCAAGCAAGAGTTCAAACTTCTCCCCATGAAAGAATATTAGTTTTGGAACTCCCTTTGGAATTAAATGATCAGCGAGCGGCGGAGAAAAAAGCCCGACCAATGTTACCGCATCGATATACGACCGAATTTCTGCAGGGGCATTAGCATAATCCCCGCCATAGAGAAAATCTGTATCCGCGAGATAAAATTGAGCAGGTGCACACTGCCGACGCTGACTACTTCTCAGCAGATCGTCGAGTGAAAAAGCAAAAAAATTATTTTGATCCAACGGAGGTAAAAAAACTACCTCTCTTTTTTCAGGGGTTGATCTTTCAAGCAGTCCATGTTGATCGAGCGCATCAGATGCCTCTTGGAATACTTCTTGGGGAAGTACTCCATTTATGCGCCCTTGATCAAACGTACGACGTTCAAGAAGCTTATAAACTGCGATTGTTAGTTCAAGCTTCGTCGTTGGCAGCATTCTGAGCACCGAGGGCCTTATCCATCTCAGCAAGCAGATCTGCTGGAGGATTCATAATTACAAGACCTTGCAATTCCGGATCATAATAAACCGTTTCATTACGAAGATCATTAACATCAAAGCTTACACTAACACTTCCGAATCTTCTACTAACACGCATCAACTTTTTATATGTTGCAGGATTGGGAGAAAAAACCTCACTAACCTCATAGTTATTCTCTCGAATAAACTCAATAAACGACTCTGGCGCCTGGTCATTAATTATTGCTGATAGCGCGGTTAAATTCACGGGCTCATCGTTCGCTTTCTTTTCCACACAGTATGCGTACAAACGGTCCGTTGCAGTTTGACGCTGAACAGGCTCCCAAGCTTCTTGCTCGAAATAATCATTGAGCGCCTTAACAGCCACTTCAGTATTATGACGAGCATCAGTATATTCAGTACACGCCAATGCCACCCTGAAATACTTAGTCACATCAGCGTCTGTCGCCCTTCTTTTTATGAATGAAAGATAGGGCTGCTCGTCGCCTTGCCATTTTTGAATGTCAATCCTTGCAGCCTCGTACAAGTGACTTACATCGAAAGATAAAGAGTCATTCAAATCAAGGGTTGCCTCATCGATACCCACGCCTTCCTTGAGTTTCAACATTGCGATGAGCAGCCAGTCTCTACCCTGGCTTTCGTAACGAACGAAAAGTGGCCAGGTAGTCGTTGCCATCCATTGCTCTTGCATTGGAACAGAGATCAAAGAGCAGGCACCACGACTAAATTCGACGAGATCGATTTCCTGGTCAATGTATCTTTTCATAAGGATTGGAAACTGATGAATTAACGCATCATCTCCAAATGTTCCATAGCCATTACTCAGACGAGTATAGAGCTTCAACACTTCGCCTCCTAAAGAGTCCAAGCGCTCGTCAATTGGCAGCACAAAATCTCTAGGCCTAATTGTTACAGCACCTTCACCATTTGTCTCACGGGCTTTAACGACGCCATGAATAATCGATTCTGTTATTTCCATTACAGCATCTCCCCGTGATCCACCAAACAGTGTCCACTCAAAATTCGCGTATATGCGATTTATTCGAAAGTTTTATATTTTTTGGAAAATAGAAGTAACACGTATAAGGCGGGTCAGAAGCTTTAGCGATCATGATCACGTCCTTATGTCAGTTAGGTGGTGAAGCACTTTGCCAATCAGACAGCCTTGATCTGGCGAGTGGATCATCGGTGTCCTTCTGAATGATCCGTTCTTAATGGGTACAGATTATGCTGGCCGTTTGGTATCGGCAAGGGCCTCAGTCAAATCCTTGAGGCGCTGCTCGACATCCATTAAGCGTTTCTTTTCCTCAGCAGCGCTTTGTATCTCCCGCTTGCCCGCATCGCCCAAGGAGCGAAACAGCTCAAGCATGGCCTTCTCTTGCATGTTTGCCGAGTCAGGATCCGCCCTTTCGACCGACACACCGTGAAACATAGATCCCTCACCTGTGAGCAACCAATCGACACTTATACCCAAATGAGTGCGAAGCGCACCCATCGCTTTCGCATTGGGTTCCCGCTCGTCAAGAAGATAGTTCTGTAACGTCCTGTAGGGGATTCCTACAAGGTCAGAGGCTTCCTTGATCGACAAGCCTTTTTGGTCGAGAACACTGCGCAGGCGCGTGGCTATACTCATTTTTTCATATGATCCGGTTGACGCACTCGTTTGGGTGCGTATACTGCGAACAAACAGGTACATCTTAACCAAGTAGGAACACATCAACCATGAGCCAAGCCATGGAAAAGCGCCAGATCCAGGCGCGGCTGATTGAGAGCGGAAGCAACTTCCGGCAGTTCGCGATCAGCCACGGCTACGAACCGCGCACGGTTACTCAAGTGGTTCAGCGGTGGGCTGGACAAGATTCGCTGCCACGCGGGCGGCTGTCGTTCAGCATCCTGAGAGACATATCACGATTGATAGGGAAAGAAGTGCTACCCGGCATCCTTGTCGATCCGAACGCAAAGCCAAATGAATCTGAGGCTGTTGATCAACTGTAGGGCCGGCGAAGCCAAGGAGAAACCAGAAGATGAAACGCCCAGTTCTAGCAAGCCGAAAGGATGTCGTCAGCGCAGTGATCGGCGCATACGAAGGTGGCCGAACTTACGCTGCCGCCGATCTTGGCATGTCACTCAAAAAGTTCGATAACCAGGCCTACGAAAACGCGGGTAGCCGTCCGCTGAGCGACGACCACATCCATCGTCTCGAACAAGTAGCAGGCACGACCTTCCTGCCGGATTACATCGCAGCCAAATACGGCGGCATGTTCGTCCCGCTGACCGCGTCGGCGGATCTGGACAACGTCGAGTTGTACAACCGGTCAGTCAAAGCCGCCGCCAAACGCGGGATGGTTGATCAGATCATTGCCAAAGCACTCGACGACGGTGTCATCGAGTCCTGCGAAGCCCAAGCAATCATCAACGCTCTGATGCACTACATGTCCGCCCGCTACGCCGAAGTGCTGGCCACCATTCAACTGCACGGTCGGGGGTTCGCCGGGTGAGTACTTACAAACTTGTCTGCCCGCACTGCCTCGGTCGCATGCGCATCCGCACCAGCGAAGGCACACACATTTTCCTGCGCGTGGCCTACCTGCAATGCACCAACGAGGCTTGCGGCTGGTCGGTGCGCGCTGAGTTCGAAATGACCCATGAAATGAGTCCCAGCGGCATGGCCAACCCGTCGGTACGTTTGCCCATCGCCGATATCGCCCTGCGCCGCGCCGCGATGAAGACCGCCAACGATCAACCCGACCTGCTCGACCAAATGGAAATGGAGTGTGCGCAATGAACCACGATCAGTTGACCCACGACTACCGCAGCAGCATGCAACGTGCCGCGTTCGCTTACCTGCAGCGGCACGAAGCGCAGTACCTGGTGGACTCGGACCTACTCTATGAAAACTGTGTTCGCCACTTGGCCACGTCGCTGGAGGTGCCTGTCTTCATGGCGGAGCGACTGGTGCATAACGCCTGGACTGAATTGCAGGTGATCAATCAGCGCAAGTGGATCGGTGTGGACTGGGGCAACAGCCCCGGCTGCACGGTCGTGCACTTGATCGATACCCGTGCCGATCTGCGCTACCCGGTACCGGCGAGGCTGCTGCCGCAGACCCTGCTCGCCCAGCGCGATTCCGCGTACAAGCACCACCCTCTGTAACCCCTTTTTAAACACCCCGCCCTGCCCCGCTCCCCGTGGGTTTGGGTGAGCTTTGCCTGAAATCCGAGGTGGATTATGGAAATCGACATCGCCATCACCGCAAAACTGCCCCGCGCACAGGCCGAAGCCTTGCTCCAGGCACTGCGCGCCCAGTACTCGATGCAGTTCAACGAGTACTGGTATGACGATCGCTTTCGCATGATCCCCGAGGGTTTACGGCACGGCTCGCTGCTGTCGGCCTTCCCAGTGATGGCCGCGCAAAAACGCCTGATTGGCGCCCTTAAACACAGTCTCGGCGAAGTGAAGTAAGCCCCGATGAACATGAAGCACGATCTGCGCGCCGACATCCTGCAACGCCTTGAATCCGACTACGGACTCAAGCACAAAGCCGGCAAATACATGCGCCAGGGCGAATGCCCGGCGTGCAAGAAAAAGGAGTTGTACGCCTTCCACGATGACCCCTGGATGATCCGTTGCGGCCGGGGCAAGTGTGGCCAGACCTGGCACGTCAAAGAAATCTACGAAGACCTGTTCGAAGACTGGAGCAAGCGCGCCCCGGCGAGCGAGCAACACCCCAGCGCCACCGCCCGTGCCTATCTGGAGTTTGCCCGAGGCTTTCGGCTTGATCTGATTCAAGGCTGGTTTACGCAGGAAACGTATTTCTCCGGCGAACTGAATGCCGGCAGCGCGACGGTGCGCTTTGCGTTGGAGAAAGGTGGCTACTGGGAACGCCTGATCGACCGGCCGCACCGGTTCGGCAAGATGAAGGCGCGGTTCAAGCCCGGTGACAGCCCGCGTGGCTTTTGGTGGTGCCCGCCTTGCGTCGAACTGCTGGACGTCAAAGAGCTGTGGGTTGTCGAGGGTATCTTCGATGCCATCGCCCTGGTGCATAACGGCATTGCGGCGGTGTCGGCAATGTCGTCTGCCTTTTTCCCTGAAGAATCCCTGAAAGAGCTGGCACGGCTGCGCGGCGGCAAATTGCCCAAACTGGTTTGGGCACTGGACAACGAACCCGGCGCGCACAAATACACCAAGCGTTGGGTGCGTCAGGCTCGCGCCCTGGGCTACGAGTGCGAAGCAGCACAGATCCCGCAATCGGACAGTCGCAAGGTCGATTGGAACGATCTGCATCAACGCTGGGCATTCATCGACGGCGAGAGCGAACGTGCCGAGCAGATCGAAAAGGATCTCGCCACCGCTCGCTACCACGGTGCCTTGCTGATCGCAGAAAGCGCATCAGAGAAAGGCGTGCTGATGTACGAATGGCGCGAGCGCCATGAGTTTCACTTCGGCTTCGACAGTCGACTCTACTGGTTCAAGATGGACCTGGAGAAATTCAACAAGGCCATGCAGGCGCTGGAGTCCTCCGAGCGCCACGAAGACCAGCTACTGAACGACAAACAGCGCCGCGACAAAGCTTTGCGCCAATGCGGTGGCGTGGTGGAAATCGCCAACTGCTACCCGCAAGCGCTGTATTTCCAGCGCAACGAAGTCACCGACGAATCCTGGTACTACTTCCGCGTCGACTTCCCGCACGACAGCGGCAGCGTCAAGAACACCTTCACCGGTGGCCAGGTCGCTGCCGCCAGTGAGTTCAAGAAACGCTTGCTCAGCATGGCCGCCGGCGCCGTATTCACCGGCAGCGGGCAGCAGCTCGACAAGATCATGAAGGATCAGCTGTTTGGCCTGAAAACAGTCGAGACCATCGACTTTATCGGCTACAGCAAATTGCACGGCTGCTACGTCTTTGGCGACCTCGCGGTACGCGGCGGCATCGTCAGCGTGGTGAACAAGGAGGACTTTTTCGAGTTCGGCAAGCTGCGGCTGAAGACGCTGCAGAAGTCGATCGCCATGCACATACAGCGCGACAGCAAACAGTACCGCACTGACTGGCTGCCGATGCTGTGGCTGTGCTTCGGTGCCAAGGGAATAGTTGCCCTGGCGTTCTGGTTTGGCTCGCTGTTCGCCGAGCAGATCCGCGCGCAGTACAAGTCCTTTCCGTTCCTTGAGGTCACCGGTGAAGCCGGCGCCGGCAAGACCACGTTGCTGACTTTTCTGTGGAAACTGCTGGGCCGCGAGCATGAAGGTTTTGACCCGTCGAAATCGACCCGTGCCGGACGCCAGCGCGCCATGGGCCAAGTCTCCAACATGCCGGTCGTGCTGATCGAGGGCGACCGCAACGAACCAGACAAGGCACACGCTAAGGGTTTCGACTGGGACGAACTGAAGGACTTTTACGGCGGCGGCACGCTCGGCACCAAGGGTATGAAGACCAGCGGTAACGAGACCTATGAACCACCGTTCCGGGGCGCGATTGCGATCAGCCAGAACGCCGACGTCAGCGCGTCCGAAGCGATCCTGACCCGGATTATCAAATCCCACTTTGCGCGCCCGGAAGTCACCACCGAAAGCCGTGCCGCCGCTGACAACCTGAACCTGATCCCGGTCGAGCAACTGAGCCACTTCCTGCTGCTCGCCGTGCGCGCTGAAGCGCAGGTGATGGCCAAGTTCTCCGAACGCGTGCTGGTCCATGAGCAGCAGCTGCGCAAGCTCAAAGAAATCCGCGTGGAACGGATCATCAAGAACCACAGCCAGTTGATGGCTCTGGTCGATTGCCTGCGCCTGGTGTGCCCGCTCGATGACAACCACGTCGCCACGACGCACCAGGCACTGATGGTCATGGCGCTGGAGCGGCAAGCCGCGATCAGTGCCGACCACCCGCTGGTCGCCGAGTTCTGGGAAGTCTACGAATACCTCGAAAGCCTGGGCGAAGGCCCGCAGGTCAACCACAGCACCGACCCGAAACTTATCGCGATCAACCTCAACGAGTTCGCCGAGAAGGCCAGCGAGCATCGGCAGAACCTCGCCGACCTCAAGACGTTGCGGGGGCTGCTGGTTAACAGCCGCAGCCACAAATGGCTGGAATCCAGCAAGGCTGTGTATAGCGCCGTACGCGCCTCACAAGCGGCCGGCAATGCGATGTTCAACAAACCCACCACTGTGCGCTGCTGGATTTTTCAGAGCGCGTAAACCGCTGTAACTAAAGGAGCTACACCGATGCAAAACGAACTTCAGTCTGCAATCCGTTTTGGTGACTTCCATGCCGTATTTGGTTCGCAGGGTGTGGTTGCCCTGGCCTGGTGGCTTGGTGCCCAACACGTATCGCAGATCCGTACCGAAGAACAAGGCTTTCCATTCCTCTACGTCACCGGCCGAACGGGCAGCGGTAAAACAACCTTGCTCAGCTATCTGTCGACGCTGAACGGCTCTAATTCAGTAACTTCTTATGCCCCGGCCCATGCAACACCAATGGGCCTCGCGCGCGCTCTGAGCGATGCAGGTGAACATCCTGTGATCCTTGAAGATGGCTACGGTTCTGAGCGCCGATTCGATTGGAATCAACTCGCACCGCTCTACAAGAGCGAACCGATATGGGTCATTTCACAAAGCGGACACAGTCAGATCACCTTCAAGGGCACATTGGTGATCAGCGCCAACCCACCCATCGAATGCAGCAAACAATTCGTAAGCCGTACGGTGCACATCGATCTGTTCGCGCCGCATACGGTAAACAGTCGCTACCACGCGGAATCTCTGCAACAGCTCACGGCCGACCAAGCCAGTGTCTTCAGTCAATTCGTGCAACGACAAGCCGCCCAAACAATCAGCACGATTCAAAGGCTGGCACCAGTCTATGCCGCATCGCTATACGACAAACATCCGAGTCAACCCAATGCGCGCGCCACGCAAATCGGCGGGCTTCTGATGGCGCTGGTGGACGCTCTCAGTCTCACGCTCAACCTCAGCCATGAACA